CTGCGGCTGCTTTTTTATCGTTTTTGTCTTTTCGGTTTTCACGCATTTTAGCAACCGCGTCCTTGGCTGCTTGACCTCTTTTGTCCAAATCACGATAATATGCAGTGTTTTTAGGCTTTATGCCTAAATCCATTTTAACATCATCAATGGCAGAGTTTTTAGGAGCTTGTGAGCCAGAAAATTTTCCAGTTGCCATATCTTTTTTTGCGTCACTAGATGTACCGCCTTTATGCCACCATTTGTGAGCCATCTTACATTCCTCCTAACAATGATCTTTTTGGCCGGAAGGTTGCGCTTTCATTGCTTCCTGACAACATACCGCCATCTGATGGTGTTTCATCTTCTGTTTTTACATCGGCGATAGATGGCTGGTTTCTATTGGGTGTGGCGCTCTTTGGCATTTGATTAAAAGACTGCGGTAAATTACCCTCCGGCAAATTAACTTGTGCTTGCAAACCTATAGCCTTATTACGCAATTTTGCTGCGCGTGAACTATCATTTGCATTTTTTCTAATATCAGAGCCTACTTTTCTCATTTTGGTCTGATAGTCTTTACTGCCTAACAACTCATCCCACTGAGATGCTGAAATATACGAACCCTTGCCGCCATAAATTAAACTCGATGCCAACTGATTAACGGCCTTAATCTCTTCCTTCGATGCACTGCCATAAAAATCCATCATGTCTTGGCCAGTTATGTATTCTTGCATCTCACGCAAATTCGGACGATCAATCCCTTCAATACCGAAATTCTTTTGTTGTCCAAGCTTCCATTTTACTTTTTCTTTAGCCATTATCTCTCCTTACGCTGCAAACGGATTATAACCGTTGTCAGCATTCCTTTGAGCCGGGCGTAAATTGTCCGACACAGCCCTAATACCCACCGCCATGTACCGATAGGCATCCGCGCTATGCGAACTCCAATCATGTACAGGCGTGTTCCTAAACGAACGCAAACGCTCGTTATACGCCCGGTGATACTGCCTAAGAGCCTCAAGACCAGGCTTGCACAGCTCTGCATCAAACCAGCAACGAGGGAGTAACATTTTCGCAGCATGGATCCCATCCTCTAACGGTAGTTTAGGGACAACCCTAAAATTAATCCCCAGGTCATACGCAGCCTCTCGCCTACTCTTCCCGGTACTCAGCTCCCTTACCTCAATGTCATGCGGTGCATGATGCATCGAATATAAATACTCTTTCTGTTGCAGCACCTTCGCATAGTGCGGCAATCCCTCTCCCCTGTTTTCATAATAATCTATGACATGCACAGCGCGACCAACTTGCTGTACAAACCAAATCACCGTGCTATCGCCCACACCCAGATCCCAAAACGTCTCTACCCTCACACTAGGATCATACGGAACTGACGTTATGCGCCCCTTCTCATGCAGCTCTTGTAACTCTTTTCCATAAACAGCACCTGGTACATTCGCTACCCAGCTACACTCATACTCCTGGGCATACTGGTCAGGGCTCATCATAGCCGATGCAGCCTCTAACTCCTCATCGTCCAGTATCCCGGTTTCACTCGCCTTGAATAAAGCCGTGTGCCAATCGTCTTGCCTCTCAGCAGCGTCATACAACTCATAAAACGCATTGTGACCTCTAGGCGTCCCAATAAACAACGCCCACCCTTTTCGATCACTCAGCGCTGGCCTGATGATCTCAGGAAACAAACTCTCCGGCATATCTGCCATCTCATCCAAACACGTACCGTCCTGGTAGATCCCACGCAGACTATCAGGGTTCTCAGCACCCAGTAACTGGATCCTAGCGCCATTCGGCAAATCACACCGCAGCTCAGTCTCATGAAACCGTACCATCGGTATCGCTCCAGCAAACTGCTTGAGATAATCCCATGCAACTGCCTTCGCCTGGCGATATGTCGGTGCTATGTAACTAAACCTAGGGTTCGGCTTGTCACAAAGAATAGCAGCCCTTAACAAGTGATTGATCGCCATGACCGTCTTGCCAAACCTACGATGACATACAACTACGCCCCAGCGCTTCTTAGCTAGTGCCTGGTGCAATTGGTTTTGTAATGGCCTTGGTGAATAGGGTATCTCGATGTGCATGTGACGGAGTGTCTTGTTTGGGTTTTATACGTGTATAGAAGTGGCGCCCAGTTTTTCGGGGGGTGGGGGTGCGCCCTGGCAAAATTATAGGGTCATCGGGTGTGTATCCCGACCACATGTTCTGTAATTACAATAGGTTAACTATGCTGTGTGCCAAACGTGTGCCAAACACCAGGCATATCTAAAACAAAATCAAATCTTCTGGGTGTCGGCCTCGTACGCGCGAGCACTGCCACAGCCTATGCACTACACACACAAATCAACTAGCTTCCGCACTGACCTCACCACCTGACCAAGTCAATGTGATCTGCCCAGCTTGCTGCTTATCCTCTGCTTTATCTCTGATACCTAGCGGTTGCATCTGACGTATGTGTTTATCTTTGTGGTCTGCTTCCAGCCTACGCCGTTGTACTTCTGCCATCGCCAGCTTTGGATCCTCAGGCAATGGAGCTTGTACCAAGTCTAATATCTGGTCTCGCATAACTTCACACTGCAATGAACGTGCTGTTCTGTACTGTGTGTATGCATCCTCGTCTTCTTGCACATACCGCAGAATAGTACGCCATGAAGGTAGATGATCACGCTCGTTGCATATACGTGTAAGGCTCACACCTTCCGCTATGCCTTCGCATATCTCTTCCATCTGTTTTTTTGTTACGTTTCTTTTGGGCATGTTCTTTTCTTAGAAAAAGACCTGACTAGACGTGTTGCTAAAAGTGAGACAGATAAGCGCCGATTTGTCGATGCCTAGCCAGGTAAGTTACTATCGAGGTAAATTGGTATATGTCGTGCTGACAGCTCAAGATCCGTTACAATAGCGACAAAGTATTGGAGGAGCTGCCAGCGTTTGACATAACTTAAACAATATCTGCCTAAGTATATCATATTCCATACTACATTTCGTGCACTCATACAAGCAATAGTTTTTTTTTATCAAGTGCTATGACATATATCGTCAAAACAAAAGGGAGCGGGTTATCGCTCCCTTTATGCAATCACTTACTAAAATGCTTACAGTTTCAGTTTATAGTACTATCCTTACTATGGTTTGAGCATAGAAAAACCAACTAATGTTATCGACAGAGCTGACCAGGCTCATCATTAGCAAACATCAACTATCCGCAGAAAGGTGCGTAAGCTTGCACTGCCGTGGTTTTGGCATGAATAGGCACTCACGGCTTACCAACTAAAAATACTCCCCTAATATCTCATCATCTGTGTACTTCAGCTTTGCCCAGAGTCTTACCAATGCATCCTGGTAGCGTCTTTTAATCTGCCTACCATCACGTAGTCCATTCATTCTTGCAAGCTTCTGCCACTGTGCGCCTCGTTCACGGAAGGCGGCACTGTGGCTTACAGCCCAAACCATTTTACGATCATCTGCATTCATATGCTCGATACCCAGGTACAACGCTTTGGTGTACTTATCTACTTGCTTGGGAGAGGGAGCTGGTAGCTTTGGCTTGAATTCTGTGCTGCCATATGCTGACCATTGCTGTCGATACTCCGGCCATGATCCTAGCTTTTGTTTTCGTATTGCTGGTGGAAGTGCTCGCTCTGTTTCTGCTGCCTCAAAAAACATATCACTGAGCTGTGCTACATCTGGGTTGTCCACAGACTATGCTCCCGAAAAAAATATGATGCCTATATACACTTAGTGTATTCACTTAGTGATAACTCTTTGTGTATTTATCGCGTTTGCAAATGAGCTCTATGATGGCTCATTTACAACGCTGTGTAAGCACTTAGTGTTAACACTTAGAGTATACTGCGTTGCGACTGCGTCGATTATAAGAACACCCAAAAAATGCAGTCAATCCCCTATTTTTCCACAAACGTCTAACACGTTATTTGACGTACTTCCTCGTGTATTTACGTATAAGTTTTTTTTACTTTGCTTCGCCCGGTTGCGCTTGATCTGCTGTAATGTGTCCAGCGTATGATCAAAATCAGCATCGTCCATTCGCATCATGTAGCTCAAAATCGTAGCTACGTTTTGTGTAGTCTCAGACATTTGTTATCCCCCTCGCTTCGTCTTCTGCCAGGCGTATCACCCAGCTTAACTTTAGTAATTCATCACCCATGTCCTCAGTCACAACACCGCTGAACAACACCTTGGTCTGTGTGTTCTCCACAGCCTCTGATGGACGTACTGACCAGGTAGCTTGACCGTCAGTCACACTTACTGTGAACAGCATATGCCCCACTGTAACTTCGCGTTTCATCCATTAGTCCATTCATAAGATTTGTTAATCTTTTGAAGTGCTACGAGAGGTCTTGTATCCCAAGGTTGATACACACGTTTCATCTCTTGTGAACGCTTTGCAACTTTATCTATTATTTCTTGTGTAAATTGCTCAATATAATCTACATCAGCATAATTATGGAAAACAAATTCTATCTTACTTTTTTTCATCAAGATCCTCGTTCATGATCTCATCTTCCAGCAAGCTAACCTTGCCACTACCACCACAGACTTCGCAGGGAACCATCTGCACATACTCACCGTTGTTGTGCTCATGAGGCCAATGCACGTAGTAGGTCATTTCTCTCTCTCCGTAGCCCCGACAACGTGAACAGCGAACCATGATCACATCATCCTGGGTCATCACTTCACCTTTAACTTAACCAATGGCGTCAAGAACGCTGTGACGTCCTCGATGCTCTTACACAGCGCCCACTTAAAGCCAGCATCAACGATTTGATCGCGCATACGCCTCTGGTTCTCGTTCATCACACCGCGCTTTGCTTTAAGCTCGATAAAGATTGCTTCGTTGTTGCCGGACTTAGTTGCAGTGCCAGGGCAAAACAATTCCAGGTCAGGCCAGCCGTACTTCGTACCCATCTTTTTTAGCCTGTTGATGTAGTTGATATGCCGCTTACCTTCGTTTGGGCTATGGTGGTAAACACACCCATCAGGCAGTGCTACATCAAGCCAAGAAGCCACCTGGCGCTGTAGATCGTCCTCAGTACCTTTGAATGTAGAAGTCATTTGGCATTACCTGACCATTGGTTTTTAACATGATGGCTGACATAAAATCTGGGTTCGGTATCAGTCTGTTTTTATCGTCAAACGATAGACACCAGCGCCTAGCCACTGCTGCATGTGATGCACCCAGCTGCCGAGCGAGCTCTGAATAACTCCAGTTATTTTGCTTTCTATAATCATCAAGTGTCATGTCAAGAATTGTAAAAACCTTGACTTCAATTTGCAACCCTCTTAATGGTTATTGCAGTTTGACCGAAAGCGACAAGGTAAGATATTATGCAAGCAACAATACACACTCTATTTTCTGATCCGTATATTATGCCAAACAATTTAGATGCCGTTATCCGCGACAGTGGAATGAATAAGAAGCAAGTTGCTAAAGCCGCTGGCGTTACCGCTGAGACACTTAGCCGACACATTCATGGCAAAGTACAGATGACGCTAGAGAACGCTGAGAAGTATGCTGAGATACTAGGCGTTGATGTTGCAAAGGTGATGTTTCAAAACCCAGCAGCGCCCATTTTCTGTGAGTCACACATTACAAAAGATGGCAAGATTGAGCGTAATTTTTTACCAACATGGACACGAGGTGTGCAAATTCCGGGCTTTATCGGGGATGATTTATGCGTAGCAAAATGGACAGCAGACCCAGAATATCATGGCGAATGGTACGAATATAACAACGCATTTTCATTTTTTTTTAAACAACCCATTATAGAAAAGAAGGTACACCCAGGGTGTATTGAACACGTCAGCATAATAAAACTTAAAGACGAAATTAAATTGCCTGGACAAAACCCACAAATTATTCTTGGCGGTGTTTTGTATCCAGAGCC